TTTGATTCGAACTCAACAATTTGACGGCGAACTTGAGCCAACTCAGAAGTGATTTCCTCGACTCTTGTTTTTTGCTTGTCTGTTTTGTTTTGAATAATCTCTAATCTTGAATATTCGTTTTGAATATCGAAAACCTTTTTGTATGAATCAACCAAAGATTGAGCGTCATCTTCACTCATTAAACCACCAGTGTCGCTATACTTTTTAGCCAACATCGCTTTTGTAAGAATGCCTTTCTTGACACACTTACTCATTTCGACGCTGAATTCAAGCTCAGCTTCTTCCAACTCTCTGCGAGAAGGTCTTTTCAACTTGATCGTGACTGGAACAGAAGTCTTGATCTTTTTCTTGACTGTGATTTCCTCTTTGGTCTTTTTGTCGATCTTTGTTGTTACTTCTTCCTTTTCGATTTCCTTGTCAACGCTGAAGCTATATAGCTCTTTGATTTTTGTTTCCATTTTAGTTGTTTTTAAATATAAAGCTTACTGTATAATTTTCCATTTCGGACGAGAAATCTCTTAAAGATTCGTTGCCACGATCAAGTATTTTTTTTCTAATCCATGCGAACTTGTTTTCATCAAAATGATTTGCTGTATCTATGATAGAATGATATTCTTGTGGAATATTATCATACAACTTACCATAATGATAATCATGATCTGCTTTCATGTCTTCAACAATCTTTAACATGTCTTTAAATATGCACGTTACCGACTGTTTATACCTCTTTTCTAAAAAAAATTGACCATTCATCCTTATGCCTTAATTTATAATAGATAAAAAAGTGTAAAATTCAATATGCCAAGCTTAATAAATATCGCAAATCAATTAAAAGTAACATCCGCTTTTGCGAATTTGCATGACACGTTCTCTAGAGAGATAACTGTTTATAAAAATTCAAAGCAAGTAACTATTGCCAGTTCTGCTCAATACAATTCTATCTATGGAAACGCTGGAGCGTACAGTAACACACAAAATCAAACAGTATCATCTACATTCATGGCTCGAATCTACTATATTAAGATGGACGAAGAATTTCTATCAGATTCAGCTTCTAACAAAGGATCTCAAAACAAAATAATAATGCCGCAAGGATCTGTTAAGATAGTAGTTGACCCAGCTGGTTATCTTTTCATAAAAGAAGCAAGAAAGGTAGAATTCGATGGCAAAACTTTTTCAATTAAAAGTGATGGAGTTCCAATTGGGCTTTTTGATAATCAATACTATGAATTCTTTTTAACTCCTTTAGATGAATAATGAAAATACCCAAGCAAGTATTAGACAGTGTTAATTTGCAAGCGAATAAAATACTACGACCAAGTGTAGAAAGTTCGCTGCGACAAACCATTGAAGAAACAAAAAAACAGATGATTCAAGAGTTTATGAATCACCCAGTAACTGAAGAGATTATGAATGGTTACAACTCCGAAAACATTTCTAATACTTTGAACGGTAATGGCAATCTATTTTCTTTTATTGGATTCGAATCTGGAGATGCACCTATCATGCCAATCATAGATATCTTGGAAAAAACCAACGTTGTTTTCTCTAGATCTGGGCGAAATATCCTTACCGCAAACATTACCTTGCCGTCCACCCAAGATATATTCGCCGCGACTCCTATGCCGTGGGCTTCTGGAAGAAGTTGGGCCAAGGGAATAGAAACAGGAATTTCTGGCGTAGGCTTTTACATCCAAAAGTATGGACAAGGCAGATCTGAAGGAGGTATACAGTCTAATTCCAAAATAAGATCGGGGCGTTTTAAAAACGTTCCATACATATCGGCTCTATTAAATAAGTATAGAGTTCTGTTCTCAAAAATCAATTACGAACAAACAAACATAAAATTATCATGATCGAACAATTTCAACATAGAGCAACAACATCATTCATGCTTTGGTTTGACAACTTTTTATTGAAAAAGGGTCAAGCATTCAGCAATCAAACAGGAGTTTTTCATAACTACACTGATGACAGATTAGACAGTAGATACAAATCTTTCGGCAGTCCTTATAAACAGTGGGTTACTGATTCTTCAATCAATGGAGCTACTGTTCCTTCTGGTGTTTATGTAAACGGAGTTTTTCAACCAAGAAGTAACAGTTTACTTTTAGACTTTGAAAATGGGCGAGCTTTAATCAGCGGGGCATCAAACACCGCATCAATCACTGGATCTTTTTCGGTGAAAGATTTTAACATATACTTCACCAATGATGGAGAAGACGATCTACTTGTCGATAAAAAGTATAATTCTAATCCAAGAGTTTACTCTGCGCCGAATACATATGTAGAACCATACGATCAAGTAGTTCCAGCTATATTCATTTCCAGTCAATCAATGCGAAATGATCCGTTTGCTTTTGGCGGCGAAGATACTACTAAGATTTCGATGAAAGCTGTAGTGCTTGCTGAAAATCCTTATCAATTAGATGGAGTTCTTTCTATTTTTGCTGATTCATACAACGAAGTTATTCCCAATATTCCATACTCTGGCAATCCAATCACTGAATATGGAGACATTAAAAATGGACGTTTTTCCTATGAAGATTTAAAAACTCAATACGCTGGCAATCCATTGTTCTTTGTTGAAGATGTTGACACTTCAAAATTAACAGACAAAGCGCGAAAATCTTTAGCGAATGATTTATATATTGGCTTTATTGATTTTGAAATACACCAACAAAGATACCATAGATAATAAAAATAATTTCACTTTTTTATGGCCTAACTGTAAAGACAATAAAGATAAAAAATTATGGCACGTAACCGAGTAATTTACCAATCAGACGCTTTGTATGTTAGCGAAGGCATCACTTCTACTACCACAGGAAAGCACAGACAATTAGATCGCGTTCAAAGCGCAAATTATAGCTTTAATGTTGCTCGTCAAGACATTAATCAATATGGCGAGCTTGCACGTATCGATTCTATCGTTTTAGAATCTCCTACAGTAAGTGTAGACTTTTCATATTATTTGACAGATGGAACCAATGAAAGAGCGCTTGGATTCAATTTATTAACAGGAGTCGGTGGAATTTCTGGCAACGCTATTTCTGGCTTGATGTTGGATCAAAGCGGCAGAAATTTGTATATTACCACTTCTACAGAAGGTAACGATTATAATAAAACTACTAATTTTAATGGAGTTAAATCACTCATTGGAATAGGAAATGTTTTCTTAACGGATTATACTTTAGATGTTGCTGTTGGAAGCTTACCAACTGTATCTGTATCAATGGAAGGATCAAATATTACCGCATCTGGTGTGAGCGGTACCTCCGTATCTGGTATTAGCGGCTTCTTACCTTCTGTTGATCCTAGCGGTGGAGCGTCTTACGCATCAACTGGCATTTTACTTCCAAGTGGATCAAGCAACACTGGCACTGCCACAGTTTCTGCTCTTAGACCTGGAGATGTTACTCTTTCTTTCGGAAATAGTAATTCTGGAATTATCGCTGATATTACTGGTGGAGCAGACGCTATTCACATTCAAAGCGCAAGTCTTTCAGTTCCTCTTTCACGCTCTGCATTGCAACGCTTGGGAAGCAGATATCCATATTCAAGACTTGTTGATTTTCCTTTGAATGTTACATTGTCTGTCAACGCTATTTTAAATGAAGTTACCGCTGAAAACTTAGCTGCATCTATCGACACTAAAATCACAAATGATTTAACATTAACAATCAAACAGCCTAATTCGACTACCAATGCTTTAGTATATGTTCTTAAAGGTTGCAAACTTGATAGTGAATCTTTTAGTTCTAGTATTGGCTCAAATAAAACCGTTGATCTTGTTTTCTCGACTCAGGTTGGAGGTAACAATGATACCGCTAATGGTTTATTTATCAGTGGCTTTGGAAGTGGGGCTGTCTTTGCCTAATTATAAAGCTTTTAAAGCAACAAAAAAAGGCTGGCAGAAATGCCAGCCTTTTTTATTTACTATTTTTCCTACATTAGATGGTTACATTAAGAGCATCTATTCCTCCAAGTTGCAGAGGCTGGGATTGGTATATATTGTAGTAATGAGAAAGCTTCTCGACTTTTCTATCGCTTTCTTCTGCAAGGCTTTTGTAAACCTTGGATACTTCGTTTTTGTTGGTGAATGTAACAGAACTATTACCATCTCTTAAACTGAGAATATCAGAGCCATTGGTATTGCCAATCAATCCTCTTAAAGCGTTGCGCGATTGCTTTCTATAGTAACTACCCATATACAACTCTTTGTAAATAGATTGCGACTCTAAATCTAGCTCAGCATCGATTCCGCTGTATGAAGTATTTATTCTATTATTTAACTGCCCCAAATTACTTTCGAGCCAAGCTTCGATGTAAGAATTATACATCACTCCAGTGTCTCCATCGAATTCTGTTTGAAAAATATTTAATGCTAAGTCGCTAATTACACTCATACAATATATTACACTTAAATATCCCCAAGGATTTTCAATAATTTCTTATGTTCTGGATTGTTTGGATCAGGAACAAAGCTATTTACTGGTGATGGCATAATGTTGCGGCGACTGTTCTTTGTATACGCTTGGAATTCCCTGATTAGATTTTTCTTTAAAGTTGGATATTCGTGGAATGGATTGATGCCAATCTTGTTTGCCAGTCTTTGCAAATCAGTGATAGACATTTCTTTGAGATTTTCCTCGAAGATCTCAAGTTCGTTTGTGCCGAATGGGCTGATTTGAGATACGCCAAGAATAACCTCTAGCTCTCTCATGTTTTGAACGAATTCTGGAGTATTCACTTGATTATTAGCTCTCATGTGCGAGATTCGTTCAATCAATCCCTGTGGATTGCTAGATCCGTTTGTTGTTTGAATTTCTGGCTTCAATGCACCATTTGTTTCTTCAATTTTCTTTTTTCTAGGCATACTTTATTATATCTTAAAACTCATGTTTTTAAATAAAAAAGAGCCGCCCCGTTAAGGGCGGCTCTTGGGAGGGTTTATCGCTATTAAGCAAGACCAGAAACGATCTTACCAACAAGAGCGCGGGTATCGAGAACCATACGACCTTCTTCAAGAGAGCCGAAGTAACCGATCTTGCTCTGACGAACGCTGTATTGATCATCAGCAGTGAGAGAGAACTCAGAACCGTTTTCAGAATCAACAGCAACTGCACGGATAAGAGAATCACGGCTACGATCAAGACCGATGATGATTTCATCGTTCGTGCCATTGAATTGAGCGGAGTTACCACCAGTAGCATTGGTATAAGCAGTGGTTCCAGCAACTGTGTCGAACACGGTGTTGAAACGTTGTCCACGACCAAGCTCGTTAATTTCCATGATTGAAACACCATAGAATTCAGGGATACCTGCGCTGTTGTAGATTGATGTTCTCATTTCATCAGTAGCGGGAATATCAGTGACGATAGTTCCATCTGCTTTTGCTCCTCTTGTGTTGATTGGATTGTAAGCCATTGCACGAAGCTCTTGAACAACTTCTGGAGAAACAATGATGTCAGTCAAACCACGACCTTGGCGAGCTTCTGGAGTACCACCAAGCCATGAGGTGTTGATTCTCTTGGCAAGAGTGAAGAGTTCGTTAAGATCCGCAAGCAAGAAGCGACCATTGGTATTAGCGCGTTGAACGTGAGCCTTACCGTTGGTATTAGCATTTGCGAGTGAACCTAAAAGAAGGTTAGCGGAAGTCTTCTCTTGCTTGAAGAGAATTTCTTGTGCAAGACGAGTAAAGGTCTTGCTGATAACATCCATACGGCTCTTAGCAGCATAGCGCTTGTCAAAGCTCAATGCAGAATCAAGAGTATAGGTGTGGATCTTCATTTCAGAAACAGTTGGTAAAACTTGGTTCTGAGGAAGACCACCAGCTGCGCTTTGGCTATATACAGTGATATAGTCTTCAGCAGCTACGTCGTAGTATAAATCGAGCGGAATGCTTGGATTGTCATCAGCGTTGAATTGAAGTGGAGTGAACAAGTTGCTCAAGGTAGGAGCATTGTTGATAACTTCAGCTAAAACTGGACCGATGAATTCAGCAAGAGCAACTTGAGCTTCCATCGCAACAGCGCGATTTCTTGAAGCCATAGCTTTGATTAACTCGATTTGTTCAGGAGTTCTTTTTAAAGTAATTTTCATATTTAAATTTTTCTAGGTTAGATTAGAGTCCAAGACCGATGATTGCGTAGCTTCCTGTAAGCGGATCAACAAGGTTGGCAGTCGAAGTAGCAGAAGTGCGTGAACCAGTAGCGATAACAAGAGCGACTCTTGTTGGGTCGGTGATGGCGCAACCAGTTAATCTACCGCTAACACCTGATGGAAGCTTGAGTCCACCACCAATGCCGATTTGACCAGCGCCAGTTCCGATAGTTGCAGCGAAAGCTGTTTGCGCGAGGGTGAAAACACCGCGAGTAGCGACTGGAACTGATTGTCCTGGAAGAACACACATAAGCTCTTCAGCTTTTTGTGGGTAATAAAGAAGCTTCTCGTTGTTTTCGTCAAACTTTGCGGTTTGGCGAAGAGTCATACCGATAAGCGCATCACCTGAAGTAGCAGGTTTGAGACTGATGCTAACTCTTGGGTATTGGTTGGCCCCAACGTGTGGATAATTCGTCTTACCAAGATATGATGCATAAGCATTATCATAAGTAATGGTATCCACGTTTAAGTTTCCGCTTTCGATAGTAACGAAAACGCCAGCGTCTCCGAAGCTAGTAGCGCTGCTATCAAGAACTGTTTCGTTAACGAATCCAGTTCCAAGAGCGAACATGTTGATAACGTCAGTTTCGTTATATTGTCTGAATGGTAATGTTCTAAGTGACATAATATTAGTTTTTAGATTGTTTTAGGAAATAATGATGTTTTTGCGATCAAATGCACTAGCGAATTTTTCTCTGAGTGATTTGACTTCTTTTGAAGATTCTTCGTTTGAATTAGGAAGTCCACTTTCAGAAGCTTGAGCTTTTTCAAGAGCTTCTTCAGCAAGTTCCTTGTCGGTTTTAGTTTCTGAAGCGGTAGAAACAGAAGCGAGCTTCTTGGCAACTTCCGCATCAATTCTGTCTTGGATACTCTTTTCGTAAGAAGCCTTAACTTCTTTGTTCTTGTGTTTCCACATGATTGAAAGCTTATCTTGATAAGCAGCAAAAGCTTCGTCAGAAAAATCGAGAGACTTGAGTTCATCGAGAAGAACTTTGCGATCTTCGTCATCAAGATCGTAGCTATTATCGATAACTTCCATTCTAGCATTGAAGCAAGCAATAGCTTCTTCTTGCTTTTTGAAATTTTCGAATTCTGCAATGCGCTGTGAAGCTTGGCCAATGTCAGCTTGTAGTTTTTCAACTGAAGCTTTTAGCTCTTCACGCTCTTTAATTGCAGCAGCTGCTTCTTCTTCAGCTTTTGTTAGAGATGCACGATATTCGATATCTTTTTGTTTGATAGCTTCGGCAAATGTACTAGTCATGTTGGCGACAGCTTCTTCAGAGAATTTTTTCTCCACAAGAAGATCTTTAAGTTCAGAGAGGACTTCTTCAATATCCATAATAGTTTCTTTTTTGTGTTTTACATTCGCTAACTGTATTTGGGAAATAGATGATTCAGTTTTTTTATTATAATCTTTCTTTTTTATATCAAAAAATGTTTTTTTGTCTCTTTTGTCTTTGATTTCCACCATAGACGAAGAGTCATTATCAGAATATAAACCTTTCACATCAGCAGCTGGATTTGTTGTGAAGCCTATTCCCAATGGATAAATTTCTCCAGTTAATAAACGATATACATGACTGCCATCATCAAGTTTACCAGCGCCACCATAAGCTTTAAGCTTCCTGCGCATTTCTTCAAAGTGTTTTGGATTGCTGATAATCTCAGCGTCTTTTAAATCAGCGCCTCCGACAGCTATCACGAACTCACTAAAACCAACTTCCCAACTAGTGGATATTGATTGATAAAGAGAGTCTTGAGGATCTACTGATCTTTCTATAAGCTTGGCAAATTCTTTGTTTGCGTATTTATAAACAACAGCGCCCAAAGCAATGTTGTAAGGATCTTTTTTATCCAAAGCTTCTTCAATCTCAATCAAAGAATTTGTTCCATACTCACTAAAACCAGCGCTCACGATATGACCAACGACTTTACCTTTATCATGTTCAATATTAGTCGGCTTGTGCAAGAAGTTTTTAATTACTCTTGCAGCTGTTGCCGAATCCATTCCATCATCATTTTTATTGAACTTATTGACTATTGCGGCATTAAAAGCGACACCAATCAAATCAATATTTTCAGAAAAATCAATATCTTTTGGAAGTAATGGTTTTAAATTTTCTAAAGAAGCTTTTGAAATAAAAGACTCATCTCCCTTGACGCAAGAAAGAATTGGCGATTCAAATTTCGCTGTGTATTTATACTTCATATTTAAAAATCATTATTCTTTTCCTTCTTCCATTTTTTCTTCTTTTTCTGTTTCTTTATTCTCATGAGAAGCTGGATCTGATGATTTGTCCATCTTTTTAAGAATAGCTTTTTGAAGAGCTGGTGGAAGTTTTTTCTGTGCTGGGGTTAATTCTCCAGAATTACTTTCTTCCATAAGTGTCGCTTGCATTTTGTCAAATTGAACCGCACAAGCTTTCATTGTTGAGTCATTGTCCATATCGCTTGTATCAACAAGAGCTTTATCATCTGATGCACATGTACTCATGAATGATTTGTATACAGCGGCTTTTTTATCCGCCATCTTAGCAAGAGACACTTGAACCTCTCCGTTTTTAATTTCAACTGTTTTTTCAAGTGGCACTTTAACGTCTTCTGGATTAATTTTCATTTATTTTTTGGGAGTGATATAATAACGCTGCTGAATAATCATCTTCAATCTGATGTTCGGAAGCTATCTCTAGAACTTCTGGGATTGTTGATAAAGAAGCTATTTCGTCAAAGTTGTTTACACAAGAATACGCGGTATCTTCCCAACAATTTAATTCTTTAGAAACTGCTATAGAATGAGACAACTGTTCAAGCATTTCGTGCTGTTGGTTGTTTAACTTTTTCAAGTTTAACTTGCTCTTCAACTCTTTTTCCATGTTGGCTTTTACAGCTTCAATATTCTTGATTACTGCTTGAATATTTTTTATAGAAAAATTGGCTTTTGTAATTGGTATACCAGTTGTTCCTTCTGGTCTTCCCGCAACCTTGTTTGTTTGATTGATTGTCGCCTTGTTAGCGTTTGGATCTTTCGGCGGTGCAATAACAGGGACACCTCCAACAATTGGATTGTAATAGCCGTCTTCTCTTTCCTTGACGAACCCTTCTTGAGCAGGAGCGATTTCTTCGGCTTTTGGAAACTGTCCAGTATGAAACATTTCCATTCCTTGCTGTGGAGTAATGATTCCAAGCTCCATAAGGCGTGTAGAAACGCGCATAAGCTGGGTTTGATCTCTGATATCAATATCTCTGAAGTGAGCCGTAGGAGAGTTCTTTAAGCCCATGTCCTTGGCTATTCTGCGAATCTCAGGCTGCAAAAAATCATTCAAGAATGCGTTTCTCGCTTCTTTTAATCTATCGATGAAAATTTGAGCTTTTACTTCAGTAGCGCTATACTTTTCCTCACCAACAACAATATTCTGAAGACCTTGCTTGATATCCTCATTCAATACTTTGTATTTATCGGGACCAAGAACTTTATTCAATTCTGGAATCACAAACTCTGCTTTGGTGGTATAATCAGAAATCAACACTCTTCCAACGCTTTCGTTTTTGAATAAACTTTGCATCGCCAATAGGTTGTTTTGATTGATGCCTCCTTTGTCTGGTTCGGCTCCCATCGTAATCAAAAGAATAACGTTTTCGACTGTTCTTGTAATAGCCTGATCCATTTTCTTCAATTCCATTTTAGCATTGATATCTTCAAGTACTGGATAACCGAATGGAACAGCAAATGGCTCATAATCTTGTTTTTTATAAAATGAATATGTAAGCTTTAGGGGATCGAGTTCAATTTTTAAACCATCAGAATAATAAGCACCATTCTTGATGTTTTTTTTCACTTCTGAAGGAAGACCTTCTAAGATATCTTTATCTTCTTGAGTGATTGGATTTTGCAAACGAGCCAATTCATACTCAGAAAGAATTTTTTCATAAGCGCCAGTATTAAAGGTCGAACCTCTTTTAGCAACTACATCAAATGGATTTAATAAAATATACTTCACTGGAATTTTATTCACCATAGATGTGATATCTCCAATTTGTCGCATTACTTTAGTGTAGTCATCGACTTGGAATTTACCGTCTACTCGATAAAGGAAAATATTACCGCTTCTATAATACTCGCGGAAGTATTGATCTTTTAAATTCCACAATTTAATTTTTTTGAACCACTCTGTGAAGAAATCTCTGCTTTTTTGAGATCCGCCCTCAAAGTAAATTTCAGTATTGGCAAACTCTGCCATGATATCAATAGCGTTTCTGAACATAGCTATGTTAGCATAAGCTTTTTGGCAAAGTTCAATAGCTTCTCGCACATTGACTCCATCCATTGCATAACTATACGGTAAGAGTCCATTTCGAATGCTGCTGAATCTGTCAAGAGTTCTATTTAATGCAGACCTATTGACTCTACTGCCGCTTGGTTCATTATTATTTAATCGCCCATAAGATGCCTTGGATACACTGTGCTTACTAGATGCATCTGAAACATAAAAAGGCTCACCACACAACTCTGGTTGATAATCATTTTGCGAAGTTGGACCAACAGGATTAAACTTGCTTTGACTGATCTGATTCCAGTATTCAGATTTTTTTTGGTATTTACGTTTCGATGATTCCATTTACTTATTTTACACCAAAAGTCGAAAAGTTAACTTTAAAAGTTAATTAATAAACATTGGAACGAATGTGGATTGCACAGTTTCCTGCGGCGTAGACATCATATCATAATATACATTCATCATCCAATTTCCCAACACAAGAGCGGAGTAGGAGTCTTTTCTTGCTTTATCAGCACCTCTTTGCTTTTTTAGATTAAGCGGCAAATCAAAACTTTGAGTTCCTTGTGTTGAACTGGATACTTGAATTAAGGCGCATTGAACTTTAATCGTATCAACACTGTCTTTAAGATGCTCAATAAAGTCGATCATTTTTGCTCCTTCATTTTTTTCATCGTCGATACGCAAGAATTTTAAATCAGCAATGGGAATGTTTGCTGTTTTTTGTCGAGTGAAGTCATCGTTCATAGCCATGCTTGCAAACCATATGTTTCTATGATCAAATGCTGACTGCAACAACTCATTCGCATATCTTATCCAAAAAGAACTTGGCTTTCTTAAAAATACGATTCTCTTGGATTCTAAATTGTATTGATTTCTAGCATCGCGCAAGGATTTTTCATATTCTTGAGTATTGTCTAAATCAGCGTCAAAGCATTCTAATTTAAAATTATTCTTTTTGAATAACTCACTTTCGTTGCAAGAATTTAGAAACTGCACGCCACCATTATAGTCTCCTACAACCGCAACTACATTAAATGATGTCATCAAGTAGTAGAAATACTCAATATGCTTTTTCAAGTTTGTGCCAGATAAAGCATACGAGTGAACCACGATGCCTGTTCTTTGATTTGGCTGTAGTTTAATAACTTGCATAGCGAAATCGTCAGAACCATCGCTTTCAGACCACGATGGGTCAAATGATACAATGTATTTCGCTTTAGAATCCCCGATTACTTCAACACACTGCCCTTCTCCGTCTGGAACGGTGCATTGAGCCATCTTGCTCACCTTGAAGTATCCAGAGCTATCGTCTGTGAACACAGAGCCGAATTCTCGCTCGAACTGCGCGACACTCATGGTAGCTTTTGATTGGTCGAGAAGGTTGGCATCGTAAAGCTGCTCTGGAGCGCAATCATAACTTAAGTGCATAATAACTCTATGAGCTTTATCCTTTTGATCAGGATTCATAATCAAGTTTTCATACTGCAAATAAAGCTTGTATAAATACTCGAATCGATAACTCGCAGAAGACAGTCCAATGATTTTGTTGTGAGGCCAAATATGACGCTCAGATTCTTGCATTTTGCCTTCTTTGATTAACTTACTTTCCAAATCATAAACTTGTTGCCTTTCAGTTGGATTTTCCACAACAGCCAAGAACGGCAAAATAACTTCGTTTAGAATCTTTTCTGGCATCAACAAAAGTTCGTCAATAATCATTCTTTGGAAACGGAAACCACGAAGTTTTTCACCATCGCCAAGAGGCAGTGCTGTGATTTTGCTTCTTCCAATTTCCATCACCCATTCATCGTTGCTTTTGGAAACTCTTGTAATGCACTGAGCTAATAATGTAGCTTTCGGGCTTCTAGAAATATCTTCGATCTTTCTGAAAATCATCTTTGACTGTCTGAATGATTTACTAATAATCCCAATGTGAACGCCTTGATGAAATATTGCATCTAGAATAGCAAACACAGCTGTTGAGAATGATTTAGAAAGACCTCGACTCCAAATACCTAAAAAGTAATCAGTTTCCATCATAGACTTGATTGCTATGTGTTGGAATGGAAACAAACTAACTCCAGTGATTAATTCAGTGGCAAAAGATGGATTCTCTCGTAAGAATTTGTACAAAAGAACCTTTGCTTTTTTCTCTTCTATAAAACCTTTACAATCAAGAACTTCCTGATTTACATTCTTGAATTTTTTATTTAATTTTTGCGATCCTTCTTGCCAACTCATTTGGAACTCCTTTCGTAATAATCCATAACCTTGTTATCTAAGAAATACTGCATATCAGTATTCCACAACTCTTTCCCACAAATCAATAGTTTCGGAATTAGTATTTGACTATTCCCTCTACTTCCGCTAAAAACAAATTGGCAACAGTCTCTATATTCGTGTTGCAATACTCGCATGTTATGATAAATATATTTCATATTTGCTT